CGATCGTCTCGCAAGTAAAGTTACCCCAGAGCCGGTAACCGCCGTCGCGGATGATGGCGGCGGCATGGAATCCGTTCAGCACATCCGCCTCGCAGGCCGCATCGCCGTGAGCGAAGTCGATCGGCCGGGCAGTACCGGTGATGCCTGGAATGATTTCGTTCGACGGACTTTTCCAGAAGCCGACATTCGAATCGGTTTTGGAAATCAGCGCCGCCACAAACGGGGAGGCCGGCTGAATTACGCCCTGGTATTCCACAAATGGATCCACGAGGTAGGCCCGCTTGCTTCCAATCGTCTGAACCGCATGGTTGGCATCGGCGGTATCCGTGTCTGGACCATCGATCACAGCGCAGGCGCGCATCCGGTCGGCAACCGCACAGAGCGCGGCCGCTGCTGGAGCACCGTCAATTTCGCCGGCTCCACCGCCGTACTGATATCCATCGGCATTCGGGGCAATCAGGATTTTCGGGGTAACACCCAGAACCGCCTGGGCATTCAGCAGCGCATAAATTCCGGTACGGGCAACCGCATCGCCAACCAGGACCTGCGCCAGGTTACCCAGTCCCGGATCCTCAATACGGACCACAACCACAATCGGTTCGCAAACCGCATGGATGGCCGAAAGGCTTTCGCCGATCGTTCCGGTGTCTGGATCCTGAACTTGAGCATCCACCAACGCAGCGGCAGCACGTTGGCCAATCACCAGCGTTGGTGTATTCAAAGGAAGTGCTTCCGCATCAGCATCGGGCATAGTGCCGACCAGGCCGATCACGCTGGTGCGGACCGTTTCAATGGTGCGGATGCCGTCATCCACTTCCGCGAGTTCGAGACCGTGAATTAAATCACTCATAATTATTTACCTCCTTTAGGTGCGGCTTTTTTCTTCGGCTGCACTTTGGGAACAATCTTCCCTTGGCGAACGAGGTTTCTGGCCTCGTTATCTGACAGGTTGATCGGAGCGCCAATCCCTCGGCGCTTTCCGCCCAACCAGAATTCCTTGATTACTTCATATGTTTTCATTGTGGGTTGGTTCCTCCGTTAAAAACTGGTGCCTGGTGAAACAAGCGGTGTTCCGTTCACGGTTACTGCACCGGCAAGAACAATGGCCGGGGCGGTGATGTTTACTGCGGTGGTTGAAATCAGGTTTACGGCCGGCGCGGAGATTTCTGCAGCAACGGCGGCGGAAGCCTTGAGCGTTCCAGTACTGACCGCGCGCAGCTCTTTTGTTTCGCGGTCGTAGGAAATCGATGTTCCATCTTCGAACACCATGTTGAACTCGCCGATGCTGTCTGCATCGATGCTCCCGATGATGAAGCCCTGGGCGGGATCACCTTCAGCGCAGACCACCAGCACAACCTCGCCGACGTTCATCGGTGCGCGTTGTTTAAGAGCGCCCTGACGGCCGTGCAGCACTGGAAGCCAGTCGGTCAGCAGTTCGCCAGCCTCAATGCGGCACCCCTTGGCCTCATCGATCTCGGCCACCTTGCCGACCAGGAGGGTGTTCGAGAGCTTGCGCTCCAGCTCGCTTAAACGGCGCGCGGCATTCATCAGAGATCCTCCTGCAGCTCGCCGCCAATATAAAGAGTTGATGGTACAGCTGCATCGGAATCAAAAACGCTCTTATCCCCGGTCACGGCCTGGCTCCAGGACACCGCCCAAAGCGCCACCCCTTTTCCGCGAGCCTTGCCGGAATACAAATTCTGCGCGGCGATATTTTCAGGAACGGACACATCGAGCAGCCCAAAGCGATTATTCGGGAGCCATTTTGCCATGATTTCGGCCATATTTTTTCCGGCCGTATCGCGGTCCAGGCCTCTTGCATCCGTGGTGACGATGAAGGCCGTATACAGGCCGTTCAGTCGGACGCGCTCATCTTCCTGCTCTTTGGCGCTTTTAATTCCAAGGAACGATATAAAAATTGAAGGGGCTGTCGCGGACACACTCTCCAGCTCATCAAGATTGAAACGACCGCCATAAGCCTGAACAGAAGATTTACTTCCCCGCTTCAGCTTCGGGAATAGCTCTTCGGTTTTTTCAACCTGTGCTTTTTGGAGTTCGTCAATCGTCATGACCGAGGTTCTATCCCATTTTTAGAGACCTGATTAGGGGGCCGACTGTCACCCGTACAGCAGATTGCTGATAAAATCGTTCACAAACTCTTCAATCTCGTCCCGATTGCCTGGGGAGATTCCCAGGTACGGCCGGGCCGGCACTCCGGATCCGCGGCCGCTCGTTTTGTCGGAGCCGAACTGATGATGCCCGGCATAAATCAAATGACTACCCACCTCGACCGTCTGGCCGGCCACCTGGTGGTTGATTGAATTAAGCAGTGTGTTGTCGCCCTGCAGGAGAGAATGTCCACCATGCCGGGTTTCTGCATACTTTGGAGACCATTCTTCCCACGGCTCACCAGTTGGGCTTTCTTTTTCATCGGCGATACGGGTTTGAGTCTGACTGACCACCAGCGCACCAATGCCCTCCATTAAATCATCAAAGTTCGGCTGGGTGAGCTCCGCAAAAAGACGCTCGATGTCTTCATCGCCATGAACGGTAATCTGGAGACCAATACTCATAATTAAGATTGTGCGACGCCGACCGAGTAAAGAGGTGAGAGAAACCCCGGCCCGCGCCGCACAAAACGATCAAATTTAATCCTCGCCCATAATGCTATTATGGAGCCTCCGGCGAATCGTATGCCGGATAGTCTCCGACGTGTATGGTAATGGTGTCGCCCGCGCCGCTGACCTCGAAGGTATTCGTTGCGGTTGCATCAAAGGAGAATCCCCCCACATCACCTGCCGCAATCGTGCCGCTCTGACCAAGGATGTTAGTCCAGTTGAGCGATGACAGTCCTACGTTATAAATCGGACAATAGAGCGTTGTGGTGTTGGTGCCGAAGTGCTGGATTGGAACCTGCATAATCGCGACGGGAGCCGCGCCCACATGGTTAGTTGCAAATGATGTCAGCGTTAGATCACGTATGGCCGGGTCAGTTGCTCCAAGCCAATTGACACCACCACCCGTACCATCGCCGGTAAACGAGTTCCCAAGCAACACGGCGCCTTCGGTATTATCTCCTGCATCAAGACCATCCACAACGTTTACCGCTGTGTTGTCCTGGAGCACCGTAAGCCCTACGTGGTTTCCGGTCGGGCCGGTAATCGAATAGGCGTAGTTGTCCACACCATCCATCGTATTACCCCGAATAACATTGCCCAAGAGCCCGTAGTCAGATGGGTACGGATCGGGCGCATCCCGCAGCGTAACCTTGGATGGAAATCCGCTGACGTTATCCATCGCATCGTTCCGCAGGTACAGATTGAAGAACTGCGGATTAACGTGGTTATTGCCGCCGTAGTATGCTTGACACTCCGCCGAAGCCGCAATGACCGTACGCGCCTCCGAGATGATATTATCAACCATAACAACATCGTGAGCAGAGCCGGTAATTTGGAAGCCGACTGACGCAGAATAGTCATTGGGTGTAGAGACGGAATCAAGGTAGTTATTGTAAACCACAAACCGGTCGCAATATTTGCCGATCGCTACCGCCGAACTGGTATCGGGCACCACGTTCCACGTGCCATCAATTGTAATGACTCCGGTATCGATTGACGCAATCCGGAATACCTGACCCAGACCACGGCCAGCCACCACAGCCACATAACCGTAGGTGTCACTCTCTGGCGACACGCCATCATATCCGGTCGGTGTAATGGTGTTGGTTGTGGCCGACGTAACTGCTCCACGAAACGACGTATTACCACCCTCAAACATGATCATCTCGGCGCTATTCTGATCGACGTTATCTTTGAGCGTGATGGCAAAGGGTAGATCCGCGTCTTCGGGAATAAACACCTCTTCCCAGCCCAAGAAGTCAAACTCCACCACGCCATTGGTGATGTTGTAGTCGATGACTTCGTAGCTTCGATCACTTCCCGTGCCATTCGACGGCATGTTGACCAGCAGGTTACCGGCTTCCAAGTTTGGTCGATTAAGATTGGTCAGCGTGAGACTGCAACCCCAAACCGCCTGATCTGGATTAGCATTAGTCGTAATGACGTACGGCGTTCCCACGGCACTCGGAGTGCCAGTGTAAAACGGTGTAGGAATTCGCGGCCGCATATTGGTCGTTGTAGAGTCGCCCACGTAGAAGTTATTCCACCCGCGCACGCCGCCAGCAATCCACCGACCTTTCGCCCAGCCGTCGCCATCTGAGGAGTCCGAGTTGTCCAGATTTTCTGCGGAACAATTATTGACGTAGGCCCGGCTTGTTTCCATACCCAGCATGTTATTGGAGTCGTGAACACCGATCCACTGGCAGTCATCAATGTAGACATCTTCCGTATTCTCGAACCACGTAGACCGGCCCGCGTAAAACTCGCAATCCTTAAAATAAAGATGGTCGGAGTTTAGCGACCGGAACATGTTTTCAGAGTGTGCATTTGGATGACGAGCATCCAGTCGAACACGGGTAAAGTGCACATTACTCACACTCTCCACATTAACCAACGGCTCATCATTCACGCTCTGCGAAAATCCTCCAGCTTTGATCGTCAAATCCTCAACCTGCACATTGCCCATACGAAGGTTGAACATCTTATAGGGGTCAATTAAGTTCAACGGCTGGATGATGGTTTGATCCATGCCCGCACCCTTAATGCGCAACGACTCGCCAGACCCGTTAAACAGGAGCTTGCTCGATACGCTGAAGGTGCCGGGGCCTAGATACATCGTCCGTCCGTCATAGTTCTTGGTCTGATCGATCCTGAGCTGGATAGCAGCGGTGTTGTCGTTCGTGCCGTCAGCGTTGGTATTGTCGACTTCCCACCACGTGCCATCCGGAGCCC